GGCACTCGATAAAGCATTAAGTGACCGGCTTGACAAGAAAGCTGAAGGGGCAGATGAGGTCGAATATAACGGGAAGAGGTATGTTCGATCCGGTCCTAAGAACTCGGCAAGCGAGCCGGGTCCTTGGCGTGAAGCCACCTACACCAAGGGTGCTATTAAGGAAAGCTCTCAGGCTCTTGACAAAGATAAGCTAATCAACCGTGACCAGTTTGAGGAAGAGCAAGATCCTTCTTGGCATGCTACCCTGGTAAACGGCGGCTACAGCGTGTACCTGAAGGCCGATAAGCCGATTGCTGTCTTTAGCCGTAAGGACGGCCAAGGCTACATCTTGCAACCTGGTGAATGGACTGGATCCAGCATGGATCTGGTAGATGCGTTTAAGGCTTTACTCGTGAATGAGTCATCGATCAGTTCATTGCTCAAGTACATGCAACCGTTACAAGAAAACCTTGCTATCAGTTCATTTGAGCAGCTAGAACAGCTGATGGAGGCTTTAAAGGGCTCACGCGTGAGCTGCTTTATTGTGACACCAAAAGATGTACCTGAGCTGAAGGATGATGTGTTTGCTATTAAGAATGAGTCCGAAGTTGTTGACTTCCTGGTCACGCTCTTAGGTATTCCTCGCGATGGGACCTCATACAAGATTCGTACCGGCTTCATGGCATACGATGAACCTCACAAGGTTCTGTTCTTTTCCAAGAACAAGTATGACCTGCCGGCTTACCTTGGAAAGCGTCCTGTAAAGTAATTTGTGAAGCCTCTCTGATGTTACTGAACTTCAAAGAGGCATCACAAGCCTGATCCCCAAAACCGCATTTGAAATGACCGTAGGACTTCCACGGTCATCTTGGTGATGTTTAACATCCAAAAATGTAGCGAGTTTTGAACAATACCTGTAAATAAAAATGTTAGCCATTGGTTAGCATATCTAACCCAACTCGAGAACGGAGACAACGCATGGATGAAATCCTCAAAAAGCTGCTAGAGTCCGATGTTCTGAGCGAAGAAACTAAGGCTGAACTGCAAGAACAGTTTAAGTCGGCGGTTGACACCTTCCTTTCCGAGGAACGTGCTAAGCTCGAACAACAGATTACAGCACAGCTTACCGAAGAGTTCGTAACGGCTCAAGAACAGCTTACTGAAGCACTCGATGTAAAGATCGATGCCTTCCTTGCTGCTGAGTTTGACGAACTTAAGGAAGACATCAATAAATTCCGTGACCTCGAAGTCGAATATGCCGAAAAGTTGGTTGAGGAAAAAGAAATCCTCGCATCCCAACTGAACGAAGAGCTTGATCAACTTGTTGATAAGCTTGATGCGTTCCTCGAAGTCCGCCTTGATGAAGAGTTTGCTGAACTCAAGGAGGACATTGCTGAAGTTAAAAAGCTCGAGTTTGGCCGTCGTATCTTCGAAGCAATGGAATCCGAGTTTCGCAAGCACCGTGTTTCAGATACCAGCAAGCTGGAAAGCGAACTGGCTGAAGTTAAGGAACAGCTTGATGATGCAAAACGTCGTATTGGTTCAATGCAGCGTGAACGCGTCGCCGAAGCTCGCAACAGCAAGATGGAAGAACTTCTCTCCCCGCTTAGCGGCACCGCTAAGGAACAGATGAAGATCATTTTGTCCAATGTTGCAACAGAGAAGCTTGATGAAGCGTATAAGGTTTACCTGACCCGCGTCCTCAAAGAATCCACCGCATCTGTGGTGAAGACTGAAAAAGCTAAGAAGGGACAGCTGTCGGAATCCAAGGAACAAATCGCGGAAGCGACCCTTGTAACTGGCAATGAAGTGTCCGATGATGCAGATGATGTCGAGACACAACCCGATCAGCTGTCACGTATTCGTCGGCTGGCTGGTTTAGCCTAACCAAAACTTTCCAATTAGGAGACTGTAGAATGAAAGAACTTCTTGAATCCAAGGTTTGGCAAGGTACCAAGCAAGCTCTGCTTGAGGGCCTTGACGACCGTCGTCAAAAGATCGTGGAAACGGTGCTTGAGAACCAACGCAAGCACCTGATGGAAACCCCTGCTGCCGACGTCACTGGCGCCGGTAACATCGGTAACTTCCAGAAGATCGTTATGCCGATGATCCGCCGTATCATCCCGGGTACTATCGCAACCGAAATCGTTGGTGTTCAGCCGATGACTGGTCCGACAGGCCTGATCTTCTCAATGCGTTATGTATACAAGAACAACGCAACCGTTGTTGATTCTGAAGCACCGGCTGGTAACATCGCAGTTGACGATGAAGCCTTCGGTAACACTTCGTCCACCGCACCGTTCGCATCCCGTATGCGCCGTTTCTACGCTGGTGGCGTGACTCCGGCTGCTTCTGGTGGCATCTACGGCGGTACCGCAGGTGTTAACGTTGGTGGTCCGTTCACCCCAGCTGGTGCATTCAGCCTGGCATCCGCTCCGCTGTCCGGTGAAGGCGGTGACGTTGTCGACATGGAATCCTTCCCAGGTCGCGCAATGGGTATTCAAGTGCTGCGTCAAGCAGTTGAAGCCAAGACCCGCAAGCTGCAAGCTAAGTGGTCGATTGAAGCTATGCAGGATCTCTCCAGCCAACATGGTCTGGACCTGGAAGCTGAAATCACCCAAGCTCTGTCTGCAGAAATCGTGCATGAAATCGACAACGAAATCGTGACCGACCTGATTAAGCTGGCTGGTACAACTGAAACCTTCGATATGTCTGGTTCCTTCACTGGTACTCCACACTATATCGGTGATCGTCACGCTGTTCTCGGTGTCCTGATCAACAAGGTTGCGAACGACATCGCTGCTAAGACTCGTCGTGGTGCAGGTAACTTCATCGTCGTGTCTCCGCAAGTTGTGTCCGTGCTGCAATCTGCTGCTAAGTCTGTGTTCGCACCGGCTGTTAGCGGCTCGTTCGAAGGTCCGAACAACACCAAGTTGGTTGGTACCCTGAACGGTACTATCAAGGTTTACTCCTTCCTGTTCGACGCATCCTTCGGTGCTGTTGCTGCAGGTTCGGCTGTTCCTGGCGGTGCAACCTCTTCTTCGCAGATCGTTCTGGTCGGCTACAAGGGTGGCAATGGTGAGACTGATTCAGGTTACTTCTATTGCCCATACATCCCACTGATGACCAGCAACACTGTTGTGGATCCGCAGACATACAACAACCAAATCGCTGTGCTGACTCGCTACGGTAAGGCAACGTTCACCTCGTCCGCTACCTCCCTGGCTAACTCGGCTGACTACTACGGTAAAATTGTTGTAAACAACCTGACCTTCCTGTAATCGGAAGCCGGCCGTAAGGCCGGTCAGGTTGCTACGGCAAACCGCAGTAATAAGAAAGGCCACCTTCGGGTGGCCTTTTATTTGCGTGCATAAAATATACCACCTTTACGCAATGTGTTACTATACATTCATTAGCTTACAAATCTGATAGTGTTTGCAGCTCATTTGAAAGGATTTACTATGATCAAGCGTAACGCTTCTAAAGGTAGTCGTGCTGCTATTACCTGCGGTCTCAAGGCCACTATTAAGCTTACCAACGGTACCCCTGCTGATTATAAGGCTTTTCTTGATAAAATGGCTTCATCTAGAGTTAATACTATTGGTGAGGTCTTAACAGGTGTTAACCAGTTCTACTTTAATGTAGAACGTTCATCAGCTGCAGGCACAAATGCTTATGACATGAAGCGTCAGCTTAATCGTATCAAAGATAAGCTACAATCTCCTGTGTCAGTTGAGATCGAATCATGTGTTCGTACGAACATTCAGCCACGCATTGATCCACGTAAAGCTACAGCTAATACAATTAAGCAAATTGCTGAAAAAGTTGCAAAAGACAATGGCCTTTCATTGAAGACCCATTTGATTGAGTTTGAATAAACAAAAAGAAGGCCACCTTCGGGTGGCCTTTTTATTTGTGTGCAAGCTTGATTACTTCATACTTAGCTTGCGCATCAGAAGCTTGATCAGCAACCAGTCCTGAAAATACACCTGCTTGCCAGGAACTGCCGACTTCAGCAGATGATCACGTTGGTCATCATCTTCTGCATAGACATTGATGAGTTGAATTAGCTCAGCTTGATTTTCAGCAGTGCACGAAACCGATACATCATTGCAGCAAGCATTGAACATTTCCTCGCATGCTTGTTTCAACACAAGACCGAAGACATCCTTCTCGGTAGCATTCAACATGATTAGCCCTCAACCTTCATCCAGCGGCCATCAGCCTGCTTTTCGTATTTTTGACCGTAGCCCAAGCCCAGACGACCGATTCCGAATTGCTTATAAGAAGTTTCGGTCATGTTTGCCCAGGGACCCATCTTGGTCTTACCGTCATACATCACTTTGTCATACTTGTCACCGAAGTCATCGGTATCACCGAGCGGAGACATCCAGTACTTAGCAGCCATGATATTCACCTTTGCTGTTATAATGAAATGATTATAACAGGAATTTGTGGTCAATGTAAACAGGCTGTTTGAGGCTTATTTGATAGTTTAATTTTTCATAGCTTGAGTTTTGATAGCTTATTGTAAACTGTGGCAAATGCACGATATTTGTGTTTGCAATAATCTTCATCCCATTGCTTTATTTCAGACTTTGATGCATTGTGGATTGTTTCAAATTGTTTGATACGTATGATAAAGGCAAAAGTTAGTCAGGGTGCTAAAATTTAGCACCCTGACTAAAGGATTGAACAAGAATTAGATTTGCTGGAGGATTAGTGCAGCTTGTAAACGGTCACGAGCATTTAGCTTCTCAAATATTGTATTAAGATGGGATTTGACCGTACGAATGGTCAGGCCAGTAGCAACGGCAATTTCCTTGTTGCACATTCCTTCCTTTAGATACATTGCAACTTGATGTTCACGTGGAGTGAGCTTCTTGATCAGCTCAGCTACTTCGCCAGGCTGAACTTTTTTGGTGTCAGCATCCTTGATCAGGTTGTTCAGATTTTGAGCAACTTGATCAAGGTTATTAACGATAGCAGCGCTATTAGGATGAACCAGTGCTTGAATTTGTGTCTTGATTACAAGGACGTCTTTGTACAGTTGTTCTAAGATGGTACGCAATTTGAAAATCTCTTCTTTTGGGTTAGAACCAGTTCGGCTTTGTCTTTGTGAGAAATGATTGAAGGCCCTCCTTACCTTCAATAGTGGAACGAACGCGGGCGGTGCATACAACTGTGTTGTCAATGAGATGCTGATCAATGAGACTATGTGCAGCCGTAAAAATAAGCCGTTTTGTCTCTTGAATGGCATTGGGACCACAAGCCTTGAAGGACTTGATCAGCCTACCAATGCAAGCATCAAGTGCATCAATCGATGTTGCAGAAGCATGAAGCATGCCAAAGCGTTCTGCAACATCCGCAGAAAAGACCTCACCTGTTAACATGAAACGACGTGCTTGATGTTCGCCCATAGCTTTGACTACATATGGGCTGACTATTGCTGGTACAATGCCTAAACGAACTTCAGGCAATGCAAACACCACATTTGTCAGGCTAACCGTGATGTCAGTACAGAATGCTAAGCCTACCCCACCGCCAAAAGCATCACCTGTGACTCGTGCAATAGTAGGTTTGGGGAGGAAGTGAATAGTAGAGTACAACTTGGCTAGATGTTGACCGTCAACAATGTTCTCGTCAAATGTCTTATTGGCTGATTGCTGCATCCACTCAATATCTGCACCAGCACAGAAGTGGGTACCATTGGCGGTAAGTATCACAGCTCGAACGGTCGAATCTTGTCCAACTTGGGTGGCAGCCTCCGTGATGTCAGAGATCAGCTGATGGTTAAGCGCATTGCGTTTCTCAGGCCGGTTTAGTGTAATTGTTGCCACACCGTCATTGACGGTCAATGTTATTGTTTGAAAGCTCATGCTACCCAGATCCTAGATGATAGTCTTACCTACCATTGTTAAGAATAATTATAACACTTTTGATCATGTCTTGTAAACAGCTGAAACGGATCAACACTATAAAATTGCCTCACTAGATGCCTTGAAACATAAATATGCATGACTAACCTTGAGACCTCAACGAGGAGACAAGAAATATGCCAACACTAGTTTCTCCAGGCGTAAGCGTAACCATTGTAGACGAGAGCTTCTACGTTGCTGCCACTGCGGCAACTGTTCCCCTCTTCTTTATTGCTACACGAGCTGACAAAAAGAAAGCAGACGGTATTACCGATGCACCGGGTGCTAAAGAGCACAGTATTGTTCGCACAATTACCTCTCTTAACTCATCTGTTGACACCTATGGTGTTCCGTACTTCCGCCGTGACAATTTAGGCAATGAGCTGCATGGTGACTGCCGCAATGAATACGGCCTGTTTGCTTTGAACCAATACCTGTCTATCGGTAACCGTGCTTATGTAGTACGCGCCGATGTAGACCTGGCTGACGCCGATGTCGTGACCTTTACTGTTGCACCTCCGACCTTTGTTGGTGCAGGTAACGGCACCATGACTGGTATCGGTGTGAATCAAGTTTCTGCACAGGCTGAGACCTGGGCAATCACCGCAGTATCACCGACAACCTTCTCAGTTAACGGCTTCCTGTCCGGCCCACAAGGTAATGCAACCGTTGGTGTTCCTTACAACAACGGTCTGATCTCCTTTACCATCAACCCGGGAACAACACCATTTGTGGCAGGTGATGCATTTACCTTGACAATTACCCAGACCGTTGTATCCAACCCATTGGGTGCTAATGATGCTGCTAAGCGTGTGTCTATTGTGACCGCACTGCAAGCTGAAATTAACAGCAACCAAGACGTGCGTTCGGAATACTTTGAGTACAATCTGATCTTGTGCCCAGGCTATCATGAAGTTGTTGACGAGTTGCTGAACCTGAACCAGTCTATCAACGAAGAAGCCTTTGTGATTGCTGATACTCCGTTCAATAAGACTCCAGAAGACACGGCTACTTGGTCATTGACTTCGGCTCGCTACCGTAGCCAAAACGTGGCTTATTACTACCCACATGCGTTGGCTTCCAACCTTGACGGACATGATGTATTTGTTGCAGCTTCTGGCTGCGCATTGAAGGTTTATACCTACAATGATAACGTGTCTGAAGTGTGGTTCCCACCCGCAGGTTTTCGCCGTGGTGTGTTGACCGGTGTTTCTAAGGTCGGTTATGTAACTGGTACCTTGGGTACAGCTACTACCTTTGTAGAGACTCCGCTGAACCAAGGTCAACGCGACATTCTATATGAGTTCTTCAAGAACATCAATCCAATCCCGTTCTTCCCAGGACGCGGCATTGCGGTGTTCGGTCAAAAGACTTCATACAGCCTGACCTCCGCTCTTGACCGTGTGAACGTTGTTCGCATGTTGGTCAAAATCAAGCGTGAGATTCGTAAGGCTTCGATGGCCTACCTGTTCGAATTGAACGATCGCATCACCCGTGAGTCTATCAAGCAGATGATTGATGATTATCTGAATGACATTATGGTTCGCCGTGGCTTGTATGACTACGTTGTGATCTGCGATGAGTCGAATAACACCCCTGTGCGTATTGACCGTAATGAGTTGTGGGTTGACATTCTGGTCAAGCCAGCAAAGGCTGTGGAATTTATCTACATCCCAATTCGTGTGGTTTCGACCGGCACAAAAATCTAAGCTAATACAGCTTAGCCTCAAGGCCTCCTTCGGGAGGCCTTTTTCTTTACTGTGACCTGTTTACATTGACCTAAAGTCCTGGTATAATCATTCCATCTTAACAATAAAGCAGATCAATCATGGCTGATGATTACATGCTGCAGCGTAAAGCGCAACTAGTGGCGAACGCCTTTGCAAAGGCATACAACAAGAAGCACGGTACTAAGATTCCCGTGCCTGTTGAAGTAAGCTTCGAGCTTGAACAGACCGACCCTAAATGTGCCGGCATGGCATATCATGATCGGCTTCGTATTGGGCTTAACATGATTCTCTTCCGTGACAATGTCAAGGAGTTTCTGAATCAAGTCATCCCACATGAAGTTGCCCACCTTGCACAGCTGTGTTATGAGCGTAAGAACAACATGGCTCACAATTCACATGGTATCGTTTGGAAGTCAATGATGGCTTCCATGCATAAGAAGCCGGATGTTCATCATAGCATGGACACTTCTAAGGCCGTGCGTTATCATAAAGAGCAAAAGAAGGCATCCAAACGTAAAAAGATCGAAGAGTAAGCCCGGTCATTTACATTTGTTGAAAAATGTTCCGTGACCATGTTTACATAGGCGCGGAAACGGGGTATAATTGCCATACTTGTAAACAAAGTGAGGATATAACATGGCAGAACATGTAGCATTTCCAAGCATTGAGCAATTTCGCCACGTTGTCAAATGTGTGCGTGATCGTGCTAACTATCACGGTCAACCGTTGCCCAAGCTCAAGTTCAGCGGCACTGTAAAGCTGCATGGTACCAATGCAAGTGTTGTGAAGGACATCACGACTGGTGAGTTTTGGGCCCAGTCACGTAACAACGTGATCACACCCGAGGCAGATAATGCAGGCTTTGCAAAGTTTGCATATGACAAGCGCGAAGAGTTTGAAGACCTCATCTCAGCGGCACAGGATGTATTTGGGCAGCATCTGCTTGAAGTAGGTGACAAGATTGCCATCTATGGTGAATGGTGCGGGCAAGGAATTCAAAGCGGTGTTGCTATCAGCAATATGCCTAAGACCTTTGTCATCTTTGCTATTCGTGTGGTACGCGAAGGAGAACGGTCGGTTTGGTTTACTGATGATCAGCTGATTGCTGTTGCTGATCGCTACGGTGATGAGCGCGCTGCAAACCATCGTATCTTCAGCATTTATAAGTTTGCAACCTGGGTAGTAGAGATTGACTTTGCGAACCCGGAGCAAATTCAAAATGACCTGGCGGCATTGACCAATCAAGTTGAACATGAATGCCCGGTTGGCAAGGCATTTGGGTATTCTGGTGTCGGTGAAGGGATTGTCTGGCATTGTGTGTCGGTGTGGAATGTACCGACCGCTGATGCTGATGTTTTCACCATTAAGACCGCTGACCTGATCTTCAAGGTCAAGGGTGAGAAGCACTCTGACACCAAGGTTAAGAAGCTTGCTGCGGTTGACATTGAAAAGGTCAACAGCATTAAAGAATTTGTGGGCACTGTGGTAACTGACCATCGTTTGGAGAAAGGTATTGCCTTCTTGCAAGAAGGCCGTACCGAACCGCTCGAACCTAAGGATATTCCAGCTTTCCTCAAGTGGGTTGGTTCGGATATCTTAAAGGAAGAAGGTGATACGATTGATGCCAGCGGCCTTGATCGTAAGGAAATTATGCCGGAGGTGAACCGCGCGGCCCGTCAGTGGTTCTTGGAAAAGGTAAACAAAGTATGAGCAAGTCTGATGTAACCAAGGGTCTTGTGCGCTACATGCGTGCCCTGACGTTGACCAAAGTGGGTGAGGATGAGGTGACTCTGGTACCGCATAACCTGGGTGGGATCACATTTGCTGTGGACATCCGCCATTCGGCCAAGAAGCTGGATGTGGCAATTGCCATCTGTCGTGCTGATGAGAACTTTTCCAAGAAGGTAGGTCGTAATATAGCTCTAGCACTGCTGGAGCAAGGCGGTCACAATGTGATCACTGTTGACTATGAGCCGAAGGTTCCGCTGCTCAACAACATGATTCACGGTGTGATGAATTATCAACCGGTTGAGATCACCGAGGCCGATGCACGCAAGTTACGCACGGCCAAGCAAGCTATTGCTGCCATCATCCGTGATACGGAAGCTGCAATTGATGAATATAAGATGGAGTTCATGAGCATGCTCGGTGTTATCGGTGATCATGGTTACAGTCATGAGCAAAGCTGCGGTTCGGAAGATGGTTGCTGCTGTTCTTGAAAATCCGAGTAAACTCGGCTAAAATGTCCAGCTGCCACCCCTTGGCAAGAACGTGAGCTCCGGGCAGTTGGGTGTTAAATGACATCCTTCTGCCCGGAGCTCTTTGTACAAGCAGTTGTTTAAAGCCTAGTGATAACTAGCTTTTATGTCATCCCAGTTTAACTTCCCATTAAGTCCGACGATCATTGTATGGGTATGAATGGTCTAACCTAACAATCATGTAGATTGCATAATAGTCGACAAATTTGTCGGGCTTTACCTCAAATAAAAGCGGACCTCTAGGGTCCGCTCTGTTACTATCGCTGTTATGAAGGCTTAGCGATACTCTGGCTTAACTTCGACAGGAACAATCGAACCGCCCTTCAGCTTAAGCATAACCTTTAGGGTGCGCGGTGGAATTTCGGAGTACATCTTGTCGCGAAGCTCATCATACTTCTTCTCAAAGTCCGGTGCTTCCTTGTCAAGCTTTTCAAGTTCTGGCTTATACTTCTTCTGAATTTCAGCACGAAGCTCATAGTAATCTGAGCTTTCCATCTCATACTGGATATATGATTCATTGCTCCATTCGGTAGACTTACCCTTGGATGCATTGATCAGGTCTCTCATGTACACGCGTTCATTACTGAACTTATAGGTCACACCCTTAACGGTAATCTTGTCAAGGTAGCCTTCTTCAATAACCAGCTTCAAGAATTCTTCCGGTGATTCGACCTTCTTAGCCTTGGAAGATTTGTACTTTTCAAGCTTGTCCCGCAATTGGGACTTCAATCCGTCAATGTACAGCTCATATGCACCACGGCTACGGCCGCGAGCATAAGTGATCACTTCAGGATCATTCGGAGTAGGAACGCGACCTTGACGTTGCTTAGCGCGTTCAGCACTCTTCATGCTGCGTTCGGTATCTTTAGTGATAAACATTACTTCAACAGTTTTGTTTTCAGCACGAGCCTTCTTAACAATGATGTCCATGATCTTGCGAGCAAAGGTTTGAGCTTCGCGCGAAGAGTTGCTCAGCTGAACAGCACGGTTTTCCCAAGCCTTGCTCTTGTTACCGAATTGATCATTGAACTCCTTCTCATCCATCACCTTGGTGAAGAACTTGGTATTGAGCACCATGATCAGGTTTGCCTTACCAGGCTCACTTTGACCGATACGGGTTAGGTCGGTTAGGGCCATAACTTGGTCACCGTCATACGACATTACTAAGGACAGGTACTCCTTGTTGTCTGCAAAGGTAGACCAGGTCTTGTCACCGTTACGACCTACAACTTCGGACTTTTCAACACCGGAGTTTTGACCGAACGGTTTATTAAGCTTGGTGCTCTTTTTAGCATCAGCTCCGTAGCCAGAGGTTTTTACATTTTGCAATGGGCGGAGCAATGACTTGTCAATTACGTCCAGGTTGCCAAGATATTCAAACAGCAGGTTGAGGCTTTCAGCAAGCAAAGATTGCTCTTTAACGTCAAGCAGCTCAGAAAGAAGCATAGTCATATGTGTAACCTCATTTAACAGTAGGTTGTATCAGGTGATATTTACCGAACTTAGGAGCCGATAAATAGGAAACATAAGACTTTTAGGCGGGAAACTACATGACAGCCACCACAATCACCAACTACATCGAGATTGAAGGTAACAACTTAGATGCTAAGCAACGCCGAGTAAGCCCTACATCAATTCGTGTTCAATGGACGGTACCGTCCAATCCAATTGCATACAACGGTGTGATTGTTGTGTGCTCACCGGTCGAGCTCAACCCATCGAACTTCCCAACTGACGGTGTTCGATATGAAGGTTCAGCAAGCTTTGCATCGCCTGCTGACATGATTGGTCTTGCTCAAGTTGTAGGTGCATACTACGATGACTTTGACACAAAAGAGGTTGTGATCACCGACCTTGAGCCTAACAAAGCCTACTACATTGCGGTTCATTTAGTCACCAATGTTTACTCGTACTATCAGCAAGGGATGCGTACTTACCCATCGAGTAACACTACCTCCGTGTTTGCTGGTAAGATTGAAGAAAGCTACGGCCCTCCGGATAACCCGTTTGCTGGCCAAACCTACTTTGACCCTGATCAGAACATGCTCTTTGTTTGGGACGGTTCGACATGGTCGCCCTCAACAGCCCATACGGTTATCACGGGTGATGTTGATCCTGTTCCTCCATATGATGGCCTACCAACTGGTTATCCTCGTGTAGGTGACTTCTTCTATAATACCCGTGTCAAGGCTTTGAAGGCATGGACTGGCTTGAAGTGGATCGAGTCTGAATCTCGTAAGGGTGAGCCGACATATAGCGAATTGGGCATCGGTACTACCGGTGAACCATCAGCACGTGAAACTATTAAAGACATCCTGCGCCATCAGCTCGGTTATCCTGTTATCTGTGTTGAGCTACAAGATGTGCATTTTGACATTGCATTGAACAATGCATTGCAAGAGCTTCGACGTCGTACAGATTCTGCTTACTACAAACAGTACATGTTCATGACTGTGTTAAAAAATCAGGATGTGTACTATCTGAATGACCCAACTACTGGTACTCGCAGCATTGTGGACGTGCTGAAGATTCACCGGCTTAATATGTTAGGCCTAACCAACTTTGGCCCGGACAACATTTTTGCACAGCAGTTCTTAAACCAGTTCTATGCACCGGGCAATGGTTATGACTTGGTCTCGGTACATCTCGTGCATGCATTGTCCCACACCTACACCCAGTTGTTTGCTGGTGAGGTTGCATATAGCTGGCGCGAAGCTACACGTGAGCTGCGCCTCTTCCGTAAGATGGGCAATAATGAGAAGGTACTTATTGAATGCTCCATGGAAAAGTCGGAGCAAGAGCTGCTCGTAGATCGTTGGACCCAACAGTGGATTCAGCAGTGGGCTGAAGCTGAGCTGATGTTCATGCTGGCTCATATTCGTGGTAAATTTGCATCATTACCTGGTCCTGGTGGTGGCCTATCACTGAACGCCGATAGCTTAATGTCAGAAGGTCAGCGTTTACAAGATGATTGCCTTCGTCAGATTCGTGACTACGAGGTAGGTCAGAACGGCCCGGATAACTTCTACGCACCGTTTATCATCGGTTAAGGAAAATCATGGGCTGCACAGATGATTCCAACAAACCAGCTACAGACTCAGGTATTTGTCAACCGGTAAACTCTGGCTGTGATCAGGTACCTGATCTGAAGTTTGCGTTTGACAAAAGCGATACACCGTATCAAGTTCCTAATATTTGTGTAGGTACGATTGACTACTCTACGTCAGAATGTTCTGATAAAGAGGCAAACTACATTGCGGGTTTGCAAGCTGAAGCTCTCAATGCTGCTGGGGGCCCAGTTAACATCTTCCCAATGTTGGGGGTGCACAGCCAAGGTTCTACCATGGACATGGTGGACTCAAATGGCTATCCGCTATCATCAGGTACACCTTCAGGCTTTAATGTGCTTGATGCATTCCGTGTAAATGACAGATCATGGCGTTCGGTTCAGCAAGGTTCCGATGTGCTTACCAAACCTGCTTTCTTAGGCTATTCATTTGGCACGAAGAAGGCATGGGACAAGATTGGTCCTCCACAAGAACGCTATCAGTCTCCACAACCTGTGCTGCGACAAGTAGGTAGCATCCGCATCACCCAAGGCTCACAAAAAGAGAACCGTGCAACCCAGGTGCGAGTTGAAGCATCAAATGATGGTATTAGTTGGCAACGAATTGATGTTGTGCGCTTACCTGATACTGACCAACCAGTAACGGTTGGTGTTCGATCTCATGCAAAATTCAATGCGTATCGATTGGTACCCGTGTTCTTTAATGGCGTGACATCCAACTCCCAATGGGAGGTTGTACAACTTCAACTGCTTGAAGCAACAGCTGTTGCCATTGACAACATTCAAGACTTCTTCCTGCTAGAGAATCGTGATCGGTCGTATTGCCGTACTTCGGTGATGTTGAAGTGTCAATATGACTTGCTTGATGTACAGACTGAGCTGGCAAAATTTGGTATCAACTTGCCTCAGACTTATATCTTCACATGCAGCTTTGCAATGCTGATCTCAACCTTAGGCCGACCGCTTGTTGTAGGCGACATTGTAGAGCTCCCTGGTGAAGTACAGTATGACACCAACTTGAACCCAGTTCGTAAGTGGCTTGAGGTTACCGACACTAGCTGGAGCACAGAGGGCTACACACCTAACTGGAAGCCACAGCTGTATCGCTTCTATGCACAGCCTATCCTTCCGTCTGTAGAGCATCGTGACATCCTGGGTCTGCCAGGTCAAGTCAACCGTGCACAAACTGATGATGACTTCTTGGCCGGTATGCTGCTTCAAAATGATCAAGCATACAAAGCTGCTGAAGCCATCAAGCAAGATGCCGAGGACAAGGTACCGCTTACTGGTGCTGACCC